GATGCACTCAAAGAAGATATTGGTCTTGATGAAGCAGTAGGGATTATGACGGGGCAAGTGGTCTATAAATATGAGGAGGAGCAGGAAAATGAGTATTAGTGTAGGAGATAAAGTATATAACCATGAAACAAACGAAAGTCTAGAGATTGTGCAATTGGTCGGAGATATTAGAGATACACATTACAAGTTATCTGACGGCTCTATTATCAGTCTCATAGACTTTGTTATTAAACCAATTCATTTAATCAAGGAGGCACAGGAAAATGACTAACACATTAACAACTGATCAGTTACAAGAGTTATTACAAATACAAAAGGAGTTCGACGATAGAATACCAACTAGAAATTTAAATGACACAGTAGCTAGTATGATTATTGAATTTGTAGAGTGGGTTAACACACTTGAGTTTTTTAAAAATTGGAAGAAACAACCAGGTAAGCCATTAGATACACAATTAGATGAGATTGCTGATTACTTAGCTTTCAGTTTGCAATTAACTCTGACTATTGTTAATGAAGAAGATTTGGAAGAAACCACTGAGGTTATGGTTGATTTGTTTGAAAATGAAGTTACTTTACCTAAACTACATTCAGTTTATTTTGTTCATGTAATGCATACACTAACAGAACAATTTGTAAAAGGTATTGATAATAGTATTGTACAAGTTTTAATAATGCCTTTTTTGTACGCCAATACTTACTATTCTATCGACCAACTCATTGACGCATACAAAAAGAAAATGAAAAGGAATCATGAAAGACAAGATGGAACAGCAGACGCAGGAAAAGGATACGTGTAAAGACATCTTAGATCGAGTCAAGGAGGTTTTGGGGAAGTGACGCAATACTTAGTCACAACATTCAAAGATTCAACAGGACGCAAGCATACACACATAACTAAAGCTAAAAGCAATCAAAGGTTTACAGTTGTTGAGGCAGAGAGTAAAGAAGAAGCGAAAGAGAAATATGAGTCACAAAATACACCTATTGTTTACTACACTAATAATTCTAAAGTGACCTTATTCGAAAGACCTAGTGAAGAAGTATTAGGTTCTTTGTTCGAAAAGAAATAAAATCATTAAAGAGGGGAGATAATAATGTTTAATACACCTAAAATGAAATTACCAGAAAAGCACACCGAGGTATTTAAGACGTATAAAAATGGAACGCCAGAAGAAAAAGCTGAGATTGAAGGCTGTTTTATTAAAACTGTTAAAGATGAAGATAGTGAATTTTACAGCCCTATGTTAGCCAGTCTAAATGAACAACAGTTAAAGAGTATGTTGAGACAGGTACTTTTTTTGATTGATACAGGAGATGACAATGATGATTAAACAAATATTAAGACTAATATTCTTACTAGCGATGTATGAGCTAGGTAAGTATGTAACTGAGCAAGTATATATTATGATGACGGCTAATGATGATGTAGAGGAGCCGAGTGATTTCGCAAAGTTGAGCGATCAGTGTGATTTGATGAGGGCGGAGGTGTCAGAGTAGATGATGTGGTTAGTCATAGCAATTATATTACTAGTCATCTTATTGTTTGGTGTGATGTTGCAAGCTGAACAGTTAAAAGGCGATGTGAAAGTTAAAGAGCGGGAGATAGAGATATTAAGAAGTAGATTGAGACATTTTGAAGGTTAACGGGGGTTAAACAAATGAGTTTGAGAAAATCAACGCAAAGATATTTAGAAAGTGAATTAAGCAATTACAATTACTTCGATAAAGATATAGCGCGTGTAAGAGATGAAGTTTTAAACCCGTGGAGTCAACAAGATACTAATATCGGTGGAGATAGGGTGCAAAGCAATGTAAGTGTAACTGAAATAAAAGCTATTAGAGTTGTTAATGATAGAAGATTATCGCAATTGGCCAGAATGAAATCGGCTATAGAGGTTGTATATAATCATAGCACTACAGAAACTCAAAAACTTATGGAACTTTATTATTTTAAAAAGCCTAGAACATTAAATTTAACTGGTGTAGCTCAAGAAATAAATGTAAGTAAGTCTACTGCTTATGATATGAGGAAAGACATACTAGTTAGATTAGCAGATGAATTAGGTATAATACATTAAGTTTGGAAAAAGTCTGGAAAAATAACGTCACTTTCGGTGTTAATATGATAGCGTAAGATATTGACTATCTTACTGCGTTTCCCTTATCGCAATTAGGAATAAAGGATCTATGTGGGTTGGCTGATTATAGCCAATCCTTTTTTAATTTTAAAAAGCGTATAGCGCGAGAGTTGGTGGTAAATGAAATGAACGAAAAACAAAAGAGATTCGCAGATGAATATATAATGAATGGATGTAATGGTAAAAAAGCAGCAATTACAGCAGGTTATAGTAAGAAAACAGCAGAGTCTTTAGCAAGTCGATTGTTAAGAAATGTTAATGTTTCGGAATATATTAAAGAACGATTAGAACAGATACAAGAAGAGCGTTTAATGAGTATTACAGAAGCTTTAGCGTTATCTGCTTCTATTGCTAGAGGAGAACCTCAAGAGGCTTACAGTAAGAAATATGACCATTTAAACGATGAAGTGGAAAAAGAGGTTACTTACACAATCACACCAACTTTTGAAGAGCGTCAGAGATCTATTGACCACATACTAAAAGTACATGGTGCGTATATCGATAAAAAAGAAATTACTCAGAAGAATATTGAGATTAATATTGGTGAGTACGATGACGAAAGTTAAATTAAACTTTAACAAACCGTCTAATGTTTTCAATAGAAACATATTCGAAATACTAACCAATTACGATAACTTCACTGAAGTACATTACGGTGGAGGTTCGAGCGGTAAGTCTCACGGCGTTATACAAAAAGTTGTACTCAAAGCATTGCAAGATTGGAAATATCCTAGGCGTATACTGTGGCTTAGAAAAGTACAATCAACAATTAAAGATAGTTTGTTCGAAGATGTTAAAGATTGTTTGATAAACTTTGGTATTTGGGACATGTGCCTTTGGAATAAGACTGATAACAAAGTTGAATTGCCAAACGGCGCAGTTTTTTTGTTTAAAGGATTAGATAACCCAGAGAAAATAAAGTCGATAAAAGGCATATCAGACATAGTCATGGAAGAAGCGTCTGAATTCACACTAAATGATTACACGCAATTAACGTTGCGTTTGAGGGAGCGTAAACACGTGAATAAGCAAATATTTTTGATGTTTAACCCAGTATCTAAACTGAATTGGGTTTATAAGTATTTCTTTGAACATGGTGAACCAATGGAAAATGTCATGATTAGACAATCTAGTTATCGAGATAATAAGTTTCTTGATGAAATGACACGACAAAACTTAGAGTTGTTAGCAAATCGTAATCCAGCATATTACAAAATTTATGCGTTAGGTGAATTTGCTACACTAGACAAATTGGTTTTCCCTAAGTATGAAAAACGTTTAATAAATAAAGATGAGTTAAGACATTTACCTTCTTATTTTGGATTGGACTTTGGCTACGTTAATGATCCTAGTGCTTTTATACATTCTAAAATAGATGTAAAGAAAAAGAAGTTATACATCATTGAAGAGTATGTTAAACAAGGTATGCTGAATGATGAAATAGCTAATGTCATAAAGCAACTTGGTTATGCTAAAGAAGAAATTACAGCAGATAGTGCAGAACAAAAAAGTATAGCTGAATTAAGGAATCTAGGGCTTAAAAGGATTTTACCAACCAAAAAAGGGAAGGGCTCGGTTGTACAAGGGTTACAATTCTTAATGCAATTTGAAATCATTGTTGATGAACGTTGTTTCAAGACTATTGAAGAGTTTGACAACTACACATGGCAAAAGGACAAAGATACAGGTGAATATACCAATGAACCAGTAGATACATACAATCATTGTATCGATTCGTTGCGTTATTCAGTGGAACGATTCTACAGACCGGTTAGAAAACGCACAAATGTCAGTTCGAAAGTTGACACAATAAAATCTCTAGGATTATAGGAGGGAACAAATGTTAAAAGTAAACGAATTTGAAACAGATACAGATCTACGGGGAAACATAAATTACTTATTTAATGATGAAGCCAATGTTGTTTACACATATGACGGGACGGAATCCGATTTATTACAAAACGTTAATGAAGTAAGTAAATACATTGAACATCACATGGATTACCAACGACCTAGATTAAAAGTGTTGAGTGATTACTACGAAGGTAAAACTAAGAATCTGGTTGAGTTAACACGACGCAAAGAAGAGTACATGGCAGATAACCGTGTAGCGCATGATTACGCATCTTATATTAGTGATTTTATTAACGGTTATTTCTTAGGTAATCCAATTCAATATCAAGATGATGACAAAGATGTATTAGAAGCTATTGAGGCGTTCAATGATTTGAATGATGTTGAGTCGCACAATAGATCTTTAGGATTAGATTTGTCAATTTATGGTAAAGCTTATGAATTAATGATTAGAAACCAAGATGATGAAACGCGTTTATACAAGAGTGATGCAATGAGTACTTTTGTCATATACGACAATACAATTGAACGTAATAGTATCGTAGGCGTTAGATATTTAAGAACTAAACCAATAGACAAGACTGACGAAGATGAAGTGTTTACAGTTGATTTATTTACTTCTCACGGTGTTTATAGATATCTTACCAGTAGAACAAATGGATTGAAGCTCACACCACGTGAAAACGTTTTTGAATCACACTCTTTCGAACGTATGCCTATTACAGAATTTAGCAATAACGAAAGAAGAAAAGGGGATTACGAGAAAGTAATCACTTTAATTGATTTGTATGATAATGCTGAATCAGATACTGCTAACTATATGAGTGATTTAAATGACGCTATGTTACTTATTAAAGGTAATTTAAATTTAGATCCTGTAGAAGTTAGAAAACAAAAGGAAGCTAACGTGTTGTTTTTAGAACCGACTGTTTATGCTGATAGCGAAGGTAGAGAAACAGAAGGTTCAGTTGACGGTGGTTATATTTATAAGCAATACGATGTACAAGGTACCGAAGCTTATAAAGACCGTTTGAACAGTGATATACACATGTTTACCAACACGCCTAACATGAAAGATGATAACTTTAGTGGCACTCAATCGGGCGAGGCAATGAAATACAAATTATTTGGATTGGAACAACGTACTAAAACTAAAGAAGGATTGTTTACTAAAGGGTTAAGACGTCGTGCTAAGTTGTTAGAGACAATACTTAAAAATACATGGTCGATTGACGCTAACAAAGATTTCAATACTGTTAGATACGTATACAACAGAAACTTACCTAAATCATTGATTGAAGAATTAAAAGCTTATATTGATTCTGGTGGGAAGATTAGCCAAACAACTTTAATGTCTCTATTCTCGTTCTTCCAAGACCCTGAATTAGAAGTTAAGAAAATCGAAGAAGATGAGAAAGAATCTATTAAAAAAGCTCAAAAAGGTATTTATAAAGACCCTAGAGACATCAATGATGACGAACAAGATGATGATACAAAAGATACTGTTGATAAAAAGGAATGATTGTAATTGCCTAACAAAAACACTCAAGAATATTGGGAAGAACGCGGACGCAAAGCAATCGAGAATGAGTTGAAGCGTGATAAAACTAAAGCTGAAGAAATAGAACGTATATTGAATATGATGATTAAGCGCATTGAAAAAGAGATCAATGCGTTTATTGTCAAGTACGGAGATTTTGCAGGCGTTACATTACAAGAAGCACAAAAGATTATTGATGAGTTCGATGTAAAAGCGTTTCAAGAAGAAGCAAAAAGATTGGTCGAAAACAAGGAGTTTAGCGATAGAGCAAATGAAGAATTAAAGAAGTATAACACGAAAATGTATGTATCTAGAGAACAGATGTTAAAGATTCAAATAGAATTCTTAATTGCTTATGCAACAGCTCAAACAGAATTATCGATGAGGGAATATTTCGAATCAACAGCTTATCGTGTGTTCAGTGATCAAGCGGGTATTTTAGGTGAAGGTGTACAAGTAGCTAAAGAAGTTATAGATACAATCGTTGATACACAATTTCATGGTGTCGTTTGGTCAGAGCGATTATGGACTAATACCGAAGCAATGAAACAAGAAGTAGAAGAAATAATTGCTAATGTAGTTATTAGAGGTCGACATCCTAATGAATATGTTAAAGATATGCGCAAGCACTTAAATAAATTCGAAGGCACAGCACGACAAAAGACCGCAGCAATTAAATCATTGCTTTATACGGAATCGGCACGTGTTCACGCACAATCAAGCATTGACAGCATGAAAGAAATTTCACCGGAAGGATATTATATGTATATTGCAAAAATCGATAATAGAACAACTAAAGTATGCAAAGGGCTTAATGGAGAAATATTCAAAGTTAAAGACGCTAAAATTGGTGTTAATTTCTATCCTATGCATATCAATTGTCGTTCAGATTGCGCTTTACTACCTAAATCTATGTGGCCGAAAAAACCAAGCAAGAAACGAAAAACAAAATACTTCGGAGGGAAAGTGAAAAGCGGTGATTGATTTAAAAGTAAAGTTTTTTAAAGGCAAGTTAGTTTTGTATGACAGTAAATTAAATGTTTGGAGGATACTAATATGAGTAATACTGACAAATACCTTAGAGACATAGCAAGAGAATTAAAAGGTATACGTAAAGAGTTACAAAAGCGAAACGAAACAGTTATTATTGATGCAAACTTAGACAGTGTAAGGTCGGCAGTATTAGCCGATAAAGAAAAATCGAAATATAATGAACCTCTCTTTTAATAGCTAGCACTTAATTGTGTTGGCTATTTTTTATGTCCAAACCATGCTTATGACAATAAAAGATGCAAGTGTAACAGCCCGAACCATGTATGGCTTAAAACTAATCAAGAGTAAATAAATGAGGTGTAAAAACTATGGATATCCAAGAAAAGTTAAAACTCAAATTACAGTTTTTTGCTGAAGAATCAGATGGAGATAATGGAAAATCAAAAGATAACAACGATGATGAAGGCAAAGACAAACAAGACAAAAAGACTAATTCAGAAGAAGAAATCGAAAAAAGACTACAAGAAGAATATAACAAGCGTCTTAAAGAAGAATTAAGTCGTCGTATGAAGCAGAAAGAAAAAGAGAAACAAGAAGCTGTTGATGAAGCTAAACGATTAGCAAAAATGAACAAAGATCAAATCGCTGAATATGAACGCGAACAAATGGAAAAAGAGCTGGAGCAATTACGCTCAGAAAAACAATTAAATGAAATGCGTTCAGAAGCAAGGAAAATGTTAAGTGAAGCAGAAGTTGATTCATCAGATGAGGTTGTTAATTTAGTTGTAACAGATACTGCTGAACAAACTAAATTGAATGTTGAAGCTTTTTCTAATGCAGTAAAAAAAGCGGTTAATGAAGCGGTTAAGATTAACGCTAGACAATCGCCATTGACTGGTGGAGATTCATTTAATCACTCGACTAAAAATAAACCGCAAAACTTAGCTGAAATAGCTAGACAAAAAAGAATTATTAAAAATTAACGGAGGCATTTAAATGGAACAAACACAAAAATTAAAATTAAATTTGCAACATTTTGCGAGTAACAATGTTAAACCGCAAGTATTTAACCCTGATAATGTAATGATGCACGAAAAGAAAGATGGCACGTTGATGAATGAATTCACAACGCCCATCTTACAAGAGGTTATGGAAAACTCTAAAATTATGCAATTAGGTAAGTACGAACCAATGGAAGGTACTGAGAAGAAGTTTACTTTTTGGGCTGATAAACCAGGTGCTTACTGGGTAGGTGAAGGTCAAAAAATCGAAACATCTAAAGCTACATGGGTTAATGCTACTATGAGAGCGTTTAAATTAGGGGTTATCTTACCTGTAACAAAAGAATTTTTGAATTACACTTATTCACAATTCTTTGAAGAAATGAAGCCTATGATTGCTGAAGCATTCTATAAAAAGTTTGATGAAGCGGGTATTTTGAATCAAGGTAACAATCCATTCGGTAAATCAATTGCACAATCAATTGAAAAAACTAATAAGGTTATTAAAGGTGACTTCACACAAGATAACATTATTGATTTAGAGGCATTACTTGAAGATGACGAATTAGAAGCAAATGCGTTTATCTCAAAAACACAAAACAGAAGCTTGTTACGTAAAATTGTAGATCCCGAAACGAAAGAACGTATTTATGACCGTAACAGTGATACGTTAGATGGTCTACCTGTGGTTAACCTTAAATCAAGCAACTTAAAACGTGGTGAGTTAATCACTGGTGATTTCGATAAGTTGATTTACGGTATCCCTCAATTAATTGAATACAAAATCGATGAAACTGCACAATTATCTACAGTCAAAAATGAAGATGGAACACCTGTAAACTTGTTTGAACAAGACATGGTGGCATTACGTGCAACTATGCATGTAGCATTGCATATCGCTGATGATAAAGCGTTTGCTAAGTTAGTTCCTGCTGATGCAAAACCATCTTCAAATCCAGGAGAAGTTTAATAAATAATTAGGAGTGGTAACATGCCCGAAATCATTGGAATTGTTAAAGTAGATTTTACAGATTTAGAAGATAACAGACATGTCTATATGAAAGGGCATGTCTACCCTCGAAAAGGTTATGATCCTACAGATGAACGTATCAAAGCTTTAGCTAGTGTTGAAAATAAACGCAACGAACAAATGATTTACATTGTAAATGACAAATTAACCAAAAAAGAACTTGTCGAAATAGCAAGTGTTGCTGGCTTACAAGTTGATGAAAAACAAACAAAAGCTGAAATTATCAATGCTTTTGAGTCACTAGAGTAGGTGGTTATATGACTACGCTAGCTGATGTAAAAAAACGTATTGGTCTTAAAGATGAAAAGCAAGATGAACAATTAGAAGAAATCATAAAAAGTTGTGAAAGCCAGTTGTTATCAATGTTACCTATTGAAGTTGAACAAATACCGGAAAGGTTTAGTTACATGATTAAAGAAGTTGCAGTTAAACGCTACAACAGGATTGGTGCTGAAGGTATGACATCAGAAGCGGTTGACGGACGTAGCAATGCGTATGAATTGAACGATTTCAAGGAGTATGAAGCTATTATTGATAATTACTTTAATGCTAGAACGAGAACTAAAAAAGGAAGGGCTGTGTTCTTTTGAGATATGAAGATAGAGTTATTTTTCAATTAGAACAAGTAGCAACTTACAATCCTAAAACTAGCAAAAAAGAAAACACACTAATCACTTATGATGCGATACCATGCAATATTAACCCCATTTCTAGAGCAAGAAAGCAACTTGAATTTGGTGATGTAAAAAACGATGTAAGTGTTCTGAGGATAAAAGAATCAATATCTTACCCTGTTAGCCACGTGTTGGTTAATGGCATTCGCTACAAGATAGTTGATACAAGGATATACAGACACGAAACGTCATATTATATCGAAGAGGTCAATTGATGAATATAGATGGATTAGACGCACTGTTAAACCAATTTCACGATATGAAAACCAACATTGATGATGATGTAGATGATATTTTACAGGAAAACGCCAAAGAATATGTAGTACGAGCTAAATTGAAAGCTAGAGAAGTAATGAATAAGGGTTATTGGACTGGTAATTTATCACGCAATATCAGATATAAAAAAACTGGCGATTTGCAATACACTATCACATCGCATGCAGCTTATAGTGGTTTCTTAGAATTTGGTACTCGATACATGGAGGCTGAACCTTTTATGTGGCCGGTATACGAAGTGATTAGGAAATCAACTGTAGAAGAATTGAAAGCGTTGTTTGAATAGGAGATAAAAGCATGACACCGAACTTACAACTTTATAATAAAGCGTATGAAACGCTACAAGGATATGGATTCCCTGTTATTTCTCGTAAAGAGATGCAACAAGAGATTCCGTATCCTTTTTTTGTAATAAAAATGCCGGAGTCAAATAGAAGTAAGTACACGTTTGATAGTTATTCTGGCGATACGAATTTAGTTATTGATATTTGGAGTGTAAGCGATGATTTAGGACATCATGACGGACTTGTTAAAAGGTGTATCGATGATTTAACACCTAGCGTTAAAACAAACGATTATGACTTTGAAGAAGATGATACTAACATCGCACAGTTAGTCGATGATACTACTAATCAAGAATTGCTACACACATCAATAACGATATCTTACAAAACATTTTAAAAAACGGAGGAATATTGAATGGCGAATATGAAAAATAGTAATGACCGTATTATTTTGTTTAGAAAAGCTGGCGAAAAAGTAGATGCTACTAAAATGCTTTTTTTAACTGAATACGGCTTATCACATGAAGCTGATACAGATACAGAGGATACGATGGATGGGTCTTATAACACTGGTGGTTCAGTTGAATCAACAATGTCTGGTACTGCTAAAATGTTTTATGGTGACGATTTTGCAGATGAAATTGAAGATGCAGTTGTAGATCGCGTATTGTATGAGGCTTGGGAAGTTGAAAGTAGAATACCAGGCAAAAATGGAGATGCTACTAAATTTAAAGCGAAATATTTCCAAGGTTTCCACAATAAATTTGAATTAAAAGCAGAAGCTAACGGTATTGATGAATATGAATATGAATATGGAGTGAATGGTCGTTTCCAACGTGGATTTGCAACACTACCTGAGGCTGTAACAAAGAAACTTAAGGCGACTGGATACAGATTCCATGACACTACAAAAGCAGATGCGTTAACTGACGAAGATTTAACAGCAATTCCACAACCTAAGGTAGATTCATCAACGGTTACACCAGGAGAGGTATAAAAATAGGGTGTTAAGCCCTATTTATTTTGTTTAAATTAATCATGAATGGAGATTTTAAGTTATGAATGTAGAAATTAACGGAAAGTCATTAGAATTAAGTTTTGGTTTTAAATTTTTAAGAGAAATCGATAACCGATTAGGTTTAAAAGTTGAGCAAGCTTCTATCGGTCAAGGTGTATCAATGTTGCCTGTAGGTTTAGAGAGTGGAAATCCTGTTGTGATTGGCGAAGTTTTAATTGCAGCTACATCTCACTTAAAAAAACAAGCAATTACTATTAATAACATTGATGAAGCACTAGATGAAATCGCAGAAAATATTGGACTAGAAGAATTTGGTTCGGATATTTTAACGGAGTTGGGAAAGCGACCTATGACCCGAAACCTAGTCGAAGTAGTGGAAGCGGAAGAGAAACCAGCGGAAGCGTAATAACTTACGACAGAATCGTTATCACTTGTATGTCAACACTTGGTATTACAGATTTAAATGTTATTGAGCAAATGACATTAACAGAATATAACTATCGAATGTATGCGAAAGAGTATGAAATGCTAACCCAAGAATTCGAACGTTACAAACTTGCGTTTGCTATTCGTGATGCTGCAGCTACTAAAAATGTTGGGACAGAAAATAAACCTAAAGAGGAATATGTTTTTAACAACGCAAACGACGTATTGCCTTATGAAGAAAATATCCAACGGCTTAACGAAGGTAAAGATATAAGATTTAGTAGCGAACGTGATGAATACGAACCACAAAATAATGAATTCTTTAAAGTTATAGCAGAATTTAACAAGCAATAGAAATAGAGGTGTTAATGTGACGGAATATAAAATTAAAGCGACTATTGAAGCTAGTGTAGCCAAATTCAAAAGGCAAATCGATAGTGCGGTTAAGTCTGTGCAAAGATTTAAACGAGTAGCAGATCAAACTAAAGATGTCGAATTAAATGCTGATGATAAAAAATTACAAAAAACTATCAAAGTTGCTAAAAAGTCTTTAGATGCCTTTAGTAACAAAAAAGTAAAAGCTAAATTAGATGCTAGTATACAAGACTTGCAACAAAAGGTACTAGAATCGAATTTTGAACTAGACAAACTAAACTCTAAAGAAGTTACTCCAGAGATTAAATTACAAAAACAAAAATTGACTAAAGATATCGCTGAAGCAGAAGCTAAGTTATCCGAACTAGAAAAGAAGCGTGTCAATATTGACATCAATGCAGATAACAGTAAATTCAATCGAGTGTTAAAAGTATCTAAAGCTAGTCTTGAAGCATTAAATAGGTCTAAAGCCAAAGCTATTATAGACGTGGACAACGGTGTTGCTAACTCTAAAATCAAACGCACTAAAGAAGAGCTTAAAAGTATTCCAAACAAAACTAGATCTCGACTAGATGTAGATACAGGGCTTTCTATACCAACTATTTATGCGTTTAAAAAATCATTAGACGCATTGCCGAACAAAAAAACAACAAAGGTAGATGTCGATACTAATGGTTTAAAGAAAGCTTATGCCTACATAATAAAAGCAAATGACAATTTTCAAAGACAGATGGGGAATTTAGCTAATATGTTCCGTGTGTTCGGTACTGTAGGTTCTAATATGGTTGGTGGATTACTTACATCATCTTTTAGTATCTTAATACCTGTAATAGCGAGCGTAGTACCTGTAGTATTTGCGCTATTAAACGCTATCAAAGTGTTAACTGGTGGTGTACTTGCTTTAGGTGGTGCCGTAGCAATAGCGGGAGCAGGATTTGTAGCGTTTGGCGCAATGGCTATCAGCGCTATAAAGATGCTTAATGATGGCACTTTACAAGCTAGCTCAGCAACAAACGAATACAAAAAAGCGTTAGATGGCGTAAAGTCAGCATGGACTGATATTATAAAGCAAAATCAATCCGCTATCTTCACAACTCTTGCAAATGGTTTAAATACTGTTAAAACTGCAATGCAGAGCTTACAACCGTTTTTTAGTGGTATTTCAAGAGGAATGGAAGAAGCGTCTCAAAGCGTGCTTAAATGGGCTGAAAATAGCAGTGTAGCTTCAAGATTCTTTAATATGATGAATACAACGGGTGTTTCGGTATTTAACAAGCTATTAAGTGCTGCAGGTGGTTTTGGTGACGGATTAGTCAATGTATTCACGCAATTAGCACCACTGTTTCAATGGTCGGCTGATTGGTTGGATAGATTAGGTCAATCTTTCTCTAACTGGGCTAATAGTGCAGCTGGAGAAAATTCGATAACTCGTTTTATTGAATACACAAAAACAAACTTACCTATCATTGGTAATATTTTCAAAAATGTTTTCGTTGGAATTAACAATTTGATGAATGCATTCAGCGGATCATCAACTGGCATATTCCAATCTCTTGAACAAATGACAGCTAAGTTTAGGGAATGGTCTGAACAAGTAGGACAATCTCAAGGGTTTAAAGACTTTGTCAGTTATATACAAACAAATGGACCACTAATAATGCAATTGATTGGAAACATCGCAAGAGGATTAGTTGCATTCGCAACAGCAATGGCTCCTATAGCTAGTGCAGTATTACGCGTTGCAGTTGCAATAACTGGTTGGATAGCTAACTTGTTTGAGGCGCATCCAGCTACAGCACAATTAGTTGGTGTCATTATAACTTTAGTTGGTGCATTTAGATTTTTAATACCGATTATTCTTGCTGTATCTAACTTTATGGGTGGCGGATTAATAGGTAGAATCATTGCATTAGTAAGTAAGTTCGGTTTATTAAGAGCGGGATTAACAATTTTAAAAGGTGCGTTCATGTTATTAAAAGGACCATTAAAAATTATATCAGTTATATTCCAATTGTTATTCGGTAAGATTGGATTAATTAGAAATGCTATCACAGGACTAGTAACTGTGTTTGGTATTTTAGGTGGTCCAATAACAATAGTTATTGGTGTAATCGCTGCATTAATAGCTATATTCGTTTTATTGTGGAATAAAAATGAAGGATTCAGAAACTTTGTTATAAATGCTTGGAATGCGATAAAAACGTTTATGGTTACAGTTTGGAATGTGTTGAAAACTGTAGCTTCGGTTGTATGGAATGCTATTTCAAAAGCTATCACTACAGCAGTAACTAATGTATACAATTTTATAATGATTGTTTGGAATCAAATAGTCGCTTATTTACAAGGGTTATGGAATGGAATTATCGCTATTGCAACAACGGTGTGGAACCTTTTAGTTACAATCATCACAACTGTTTTCACGACGATAATGACAATAGTTATGACGATATGGACAGCTATTTGGACATTCTTAAGTACAATCTGGAACGCGATAATTACAATCGCTACTACGATTTGGAATTTGTTAGTCACTGTAATAACTACAGTGTTTACCACAATTATGACTATCGCAATGACAATTTGGAACGCTATTTGGACGTTCTTACAAACGTTGTGGAACACTATAGTTACTGTGGCAACTAAGGTTTGGAACGCTATCACTACAGCTATATCTACTGCGTTACAAGCGGCATGGAGTTTTATTTCTAATATATGGAATACGATTTGGAGTTTCTTATCTGGTATATTAACGACAATTTGGAATAAAGTTGTAAGCATATTCACACAAGTTGTTTCAACTATATCAGACAAAATGTCTCAAGCTTGGAACTTCATTGTCACTAAAGGTATGCAATGGGTATCTACTATAACAAGTACGCTAATTAACTTTGTTAATAGAGTTATTCAAGGATTCGTTAATGTTGTAAACAAAGTTAGTCAAGGTATGACAAATGCAGTAAATAAAATAAAAAGCTTTATAGGAGATTTTGTGTCTGCAGGTGCTGATATGATCCGTGGTTTAATTAGAGGTATTGGACAAATGGCTGGTCAATTAGTAGATGCAGCTAAAAATGTTGCTAAGAAAGCTTTAGATGCAGCTAAAAGTGCTTTGGGTATTCACTCACCTTCACGTGAATTCATGGATGTTGGTATGTATTCAATGCTAGGTTTCGTTAAAGGTATAGATAATCATTCAAGTAAAGTTATCCGTAATGTTTCTAATGTTGCAGATAAAGTAGTTGATGCATTTCAACCTACATTAAACGCACCTGACATTTCTAGTATTACAGGAAACTTAAGTAATTTAGGTGGAAATATAAATGCGCAAGTACAACACACACATTCTATTGAAACATCACCGAACATGAAAACTGTTAAAATTGAATTCGATGTCAATAACGATGCGCTTACTAGTATTGTTAACGGCAGAAATGCTAAACGCAATTCTGAGTATTACTTATAAAGGAGGTTACAAATGGACATAGAATTAACAAAAAAAGATGGTACTGTAATCAAATTAAGTGAATACGGGTTTATCGTTAACGATATAGTAATTGATAGCATGCAAATCAACACAAAGTATCAAGACAAAGAAAATATGAACGGTCGTATATTAATGGGGAGCAATTATATCAGTAGAGATATAGTTGTTCCTTGTTTTTGTAAAGTTAAAAATCGTTCAGACATTGCTTATAT